CACCGTCAAGTAGACCTTTAACAATCTTACCCATCGGAGTATCTAGTATTTGTGCCTTACCTACCACATTATTTTTCTCAAGCTTGAGAGCAGTAATGAGGTGGGATACTTTATCTAAGTTTACAGTGGGACCATCAGGATGGTTTAACTCACCAACTGCTCGCTTAGTATTTACTTGATCTGTAACGTATTTGTTTACAGCATTTTCCATAATTGCTTTTGGATAAATGCGCCCGTTACGATTCTTTGATTCTGCTTGTGCAAATACGCCTTCGATAGCATAATTCTTGCCGCCGCCTTCTTTGGCTTCAACAATCATTTCAATATCGTGTTCTACGTATTCTGTAATTAACTTCATAGTGATTTAGTCCAGTTCTCTAATCATCTGCATAAGCATTTTTTGCGCATGCTGTTTAGTATCATATACGTCCAATTTATCACCATCAATATAAGCAGTAAACTTATCATAATTCTGTATAATTTCAGCTTTGTAACCATTCAATTTACGGTTATAAACTGTGCGTCGCTTTTTTACAGCTTCGCTTAAGTCATGCGTTAACTCTTTATACGGTCGCTTCATCTGCTTTCTCTTCTTCGTCAGATACTACTTTTTCATCATTATCATCTTCTAGATCTAACTCAAGCTGCGTAGCATCAATACCGTTGTATATACTAGCAGATACTTTAATCCGTTCTTGTTCTAGTGCACCGTCCATACGGTCATTCATGATCTGCGTAAAGGTTTTATTCGCAGAATTAAAATCCTTTTCAGTGGCGTGCTGGACTAATGTTTCAATAGGGTTCATAATATTTCCTCATATTTGGTATTATTTATACGTTTTCTATGTTCCAGGCTTATCTTCTGGAGCCTCTTCTTTATTATCTTCCGCCTCAGGATCAGGTTCTTCTTTTTGTTGCTTTTCTATATCTTTAATATCCTCATCACTTAGCATAAGAACTTTTTTCATAATATATTCTTTTGAGAAGTAATCACCAACATATTGAGAAGCTTGATCTAGAGTCGTCAAACGATCTCTTAATAGCTCAGCATCTTTTAGCTCTGTGAAATGGTTATCACGTGAATAATCGATAAAGATATCGTTTTTCCATTGATCCCAGTCTTCTTCAGTAATAAGACCTTTCATGATTAACTGAGTTTTTAGAATACCAGTGAATAGATGTGCAAACCTTTTGCGTAGTCTGTCAATGAATTTCTGAAATTTCAACTCATCCCGTGAGATCTCGGTAGCTCTACCTAATGAAAATTGACCTTCTGATTCAAGTCTACCAATAGGAACATTAAGAGACTTATATAATTTCTTTTGGAAGTATACGATGTCATCTATTTGTCCGAGGTTTTCACCACCTGGTAAAGTTGAGATCTCTGTACCACGACCACCTTCGCGACGTGGCAGCCAAAAATCTTCAAGCATCGACATATGTTTGCGATCATCTTTAACTGCTCCTGTATCAGCATCATAGACTAACTTGTTACGATACCGAGCCATGATGTCTTTCATATATTGTTCGGACTTACCACGAGGCAAGTTACCCACGTCAATATAGAATATTCTACGCTCAGGCGCTCGTGCAAGCCTATAGATGACGAGTGAGTCTTCCATCATACGAAGTTGATTGATTGGCTTCAGAGCTTTATGCAGGTGTGATACAATTTTCTTACGGCTAGCATCTAATAGACCAGATGTAACATAGCTAACGGAATCGTTAGATAGTTTAATACCAGACGAGGTACTTCCTGGTTTTTCTTGATACAAGTAATATTCATCAGTCTTTTCGACAATCAATGCACCAGTCTTCGGATCTTTTTTCTTTTTAACTTGTTTAATTTTACGAACTTTAGAGGCATCAATAGGACGAATTTCCTGGATGCCAGCTTTAAGGTTCGATTCGTTAACGACAAGGTGGTGGTATAGTCGTCCATCTACATACCAACGCTTAAACATATCGTGCCCAATTTCATTGAAATTTAGCATCGATACAATGTTTTCGAATTCTTCTGTAATACCCTTTTTAATTTGATCAGACACATCAACTTTGTCTAGTTTAATTTCAAGTGCTGATTCACCTTCAGACGCTGAAATAGATTCGTTAGTAATATCTTCAATTGCGGCATCAACTTCAGGGTGTGCTGATACTCCACGATATTTCATTATTAGCTGAGCATTATCTTTAGATTCATCGCCATCTAAATTAATGAATTGACCATAGTGCATACCAGACGCGGTAACATAACCAGCGCCATCGTCATCAGTAGCAGGAACAATAGAAGGAAGTTTCTTATCTTCTTCTTTTTGTTTCTTCCTACGGATTTCAAATCCAAATATATTTAAGCCTTGTTCTTCAGCCATAATTCCATCCTATGTTAAAAGGTTGGCAACCTTAAAGACTGCCAACCTAATATTTATATCACCATTAAGAAGTGGTGTTAGATGTCCAGTACTGATATGCAAACTCTACACTAAACTCTTCGATTGCATCATTGGCGTCATATGCCAATTCAATCGGTGAGATCAATGTTGGGAAAGCAGCAACGAAGTTATATGTTTTCAATACACTTTCGTCTTTATCAAGTTGATCAACTTTTAGATCTGCTTGATAATCAGTTGGATTAACTAGACCAGTGTTAGCGCCGTGTGCGTTAATACCGTTCATCCAACGTTCCATTGAGTCACGAACCGTGAAGTTCGTATCATTGATAATCGTTACTGACCATGGTTCAAAGGTACGATCGCCTGCAATTTGCAATTGGCGTCCTCTAAAAGCCACCGGTACGGCCGGAACCGTTGAACCCGGAAGCTGTCCTGTTCTACACATGAATGATGTTAATTCAACATCACCGCCAGCATAACCTGGAAAACCAAGTGTAATTTTAAACAGATTGGGGCGAGCGCCACCACCTGCTAGTTTTGCTTTAAAATCGTCTACGCCTAAAATAGCCATTTTCTATCTCCCCCTTATACCGCGCCAGCGACTTCTGAGAAGTCTACGCCAGTACGTACAGCAACAAAGTTAAGTGTAACAAAGTTGATGGAACGAGCAGGTTTGACTAAGACAGTAGCGACGAATTCATTTCTATCTATAACTGCACCAGTGTTGTTTGTTTCGTCACAAATAACACGGAAATCAGTAATACCACGACGGCCTTTAATATCGCGTAGAAATGGTTCGACTGTACCTGTAAATTCTGCTCTTGTAAATTCATCATTGAATTCGAACATAACGTTACGCGCAGCCAAAGCAATTGCTCGCTCAATAACCAGGAACAAACGACGTACGTTAATACGATCAAATGCTGATGGTCGGGCCAATTTAGTTTTATCACCAAAGAGTAATAGACCTTGACCAGGAATATTAGCAATTGGGTTGACACTGTTTCTGTATAGTACGTCACGCTCTGCTTTATTAGGAGAGTATGCAATACCTGTTACACCAAGATACTGTCCACGACGTGGGCCAGCTGGTGAGAACCAAGCAGCAGCATTTACATCTGTTGCAGCCATAATACCAGCGGTCGAAGACGCAGCCGGAATATGAATAAACTCATCGTTGTATTTGTCATACACTTTAAGATAGTTGTTGTCAACTATAAGATATGAGGACGATGTGAATGTTGCGGCAGTTGTGGTTGTGTTAGTAACCGGAGTAGCAGAACCAATAATATCTGAACGAGCAGGTGATGTAACAACAACACAGTCTTTACGAGTGCCTTGTGCAATACTTACTAGGTCGTTAACTACTGTTGTAGTATCTGTACGTGAAGCCATTTGAGGAGCAATCAACATATCAATCTGGATATTGTCTTTGTCTTCAAATTTATCGAAACCAGTGATATAATCACCAACGTCCATGTTCTCTGATTCGTCGCCTTGAGTCAAAGAATAATCTTTGATAACTTGTACAGCAGCAGATTTTTGGAAGTCACGTGATGCAACAGCATCTTGACCAGCAAGAGCAACGGTATAATCGGAATCAAAACCAGCACACCAGATGTATCTGGATTTTCTGTTGATTACGTCTTTAACGAAGTTCGTTGAACCATCAGATGTTTTTGCATTCTTAGCAACTGATAAGAATGGGAATGTTTCGAGAACAGTTCCACGAGTACCAGTAAATAGTCCGTCTTGGTCAACAACTGCTACGTGCAACTCATCGTTAGTTGCATTCAAGCCTTCAGCAAAGTTAGATGTACCAGGAGCAGCGTCAAAGCTACCTTGATGTGTCCAACCAGTAAATACCGTAGCTACAGTAGCATTTGGACACACAGACACTTTAAGGCTATTGCCTAAAGATCCAGGCCAACGTGCAATAAATGTATGCTTGTCGCTGTCGAGTCCGGTTTTAGAAGTGTCAAACTGATCTGGGCTCGTGATACGAACATTTTTACCAGTTACTGCTTCACCAGATTCTACGCTATAAGCGTTATAGCCGTCAGAGTCACCTAGGACGCGGACAACTTGTAGTGCGTTTGTGTACTTTAAAAAGTATGCGGCTGAATGGAAATCAACCGAGTTTGTCTGTGATGGTGCACCAAAGATAGTAACCAGACCAGACTCATTTGAAATGAGTGTTGGAGTGTTTACTGGGCCCCATCTAAAATTACCAACAAATCCACCAGTGGAAGAAGATACTGCGGGCACTGTGCCAGACGCGTCGACTTCTCTAACGGTAATTGCCGGAGATTCTGAAAATGCCATTTTTCGTTCCTCTCGAAAATTTAATTATATGCGATCCATAATAAGAAGATTTTTCACTTACAACTATTTATAATAAATTAGAAGTGTGTAGTTGATTCGTATTCGATTGCCCAAGGGGAATCGTCATCCTCAGCTCGTAGTATATTATCATCTAATCCATCATCGATATAACCAAACCCCGGTAAATCGTTTTCAATTTCCTGCATTTTTCTTTTAAACATCATTTCTTTAATATTAATATCAGTCATGTCCTGAAAATACTGAGTAGAAATAAAGTAACCGAACATAACAAGATTCATAACCAAGTCATCATGGTTACCTGAAGAAGCCTCGTAGGATTGTCCCTTAGCAGTGAATGTAGATATTTCCATAATAGTATTCTGATCTACAATATGCAATTTATTGCTCTCAAGTATGTCTTTGAATGCCGAACAACCAAGTCTCTTAGTTTTACGAGTTATTTCAATACCTAATCCATCAGATCTAACAGCAGATTCTACATGCATATTCTCATATTCTAGATCTTGGTACAATCCATTACATACAACAGTACCTTGATCGTTTGATTCAATAACTACATATGCCTGATTGTAGGAAACTGCCCATTTATAAATAATATCGGGGAAGAGTAATGGAGAGATAGTATTGTTGCGATACACAGCCACCTGTTTAAATGGGCGCAAGCTAATGTCGATCACATTGAACGTAGAATAGTCCTGACCTCTTCCCTTGCTGACGTCACATAACATAATATATTCGTTACCTTTAATAGGTTCTTCGTATATTAAAAGATCTCCACTTTCACGGTGCAGTTTATAGTTTTCAGCTCTAAGCTTAAGTAATGTTTCGCCGTTAATAAGTGTATCACCTGTGCCAAAAAATGTATTACCAAATTCTTGGTCAAATTGCAGTTGAGATGTATTACCAATTGTTTCTTCTTGCCAAGCCTTGTCTCGACCAGGAACATCCCACCAATCAACCCTCATAGGTTTAAAATCGCTTACACCTTGAAGCGCTGATTCCCATATCTTATGAAATACATTACCAATACCATTAGCAGTTGATGTAATAATAACTTTAGTACTTTTACCAGAAGAAACAACAGGATAGGTTGATGTATAAAACTGAGCATCATTTTCAACAAAAGCAAACTCGTCAAGATATAGCAGCGAGACTGACAGACCACGAATTGAAGAACCGGATGTTGCTGCAGCAATTATCCGAGAATTATTTGAAAATTCGATTGAACCTTTATTCAGAGCCTTACACCCAGGCTGTAAGAAGAAAGGTAGATTTTCTAGCATAAGAGTAATACGACCTAACATCTCACGGGCGGTCGCACCCTTATTTGCCATAACAGCAATAACCTTTTCAGAATGGAATAATGCATACCAAAGTAGATACGCAACCGCACTGATTGACTTTCCAGATTGTCTACATGCAAGAACGATATTAAATCTATTCTCGTCAAACTGCTTAAACATTTGTTCTTGATAAGGATACAGGTTAAAAGGCACTAGACCATCGTCCAGTGATATAACCTTACAATATGTGGTTGTAAAATAAGCTGGATTCTTCATGCATTTAGCATATTCTGCTATTTGCTCGTTAGTCCATTGTTGAACGATTCCGTCTCGTTTAACATTTACATTGCCAAGATACGTGTCACTCTTTGGTTGGAGATACATCTATAATTTTCTCATCATTTACTTCTTGTAACATACGTTGCAGTTCAGTAGTTGATCCGACAAACACATTGTTAGTAGTTCCACCCTCAATCGCTACAGGTGCTTTATCATTAGTATGAAATTCTTTTTTCTTCTTATGCATATCCATAAGATTACCACTAATGTCTGCCATATTTTTCATCATACCAGATAATACTTCAAAGGCTCTAGGATGTTCTGTCGCTTTCGCGACCTCCATCATATCTTCTAATGAAGATCCACCCTTTGATAGTAGATCATGATATGTTTGACGAACCATTTCGAAATCGTCATCGGCTTGATTTTTATCCATTATGCACTATCTATCTCTTTTATCACTTCAAGGAATCCAAAGTCACTATCAGCACTCACACCGCTAGGCGTTGGAGTTACAGTAATTGATTCAAGTGGCAAATCGCTATCAAGTAAGCCTGCGCTTCGATTGAAAATATTAGTAATAGACTTAGTAATAATACCACTTGTCGATGTTGGTCCATGGAATGTTACATGCATATCAAAATCTAAAGTGTAGATAATTGATCTTCGGCCTTCCATAGGTCCTTCATAGTCGTCATTTAGGACTACGCCAGTTAAAACAACTGGCACGTCTTCTTTAATATCAGAAAAGTCGTCAAACGGTTTAACTGATAATGTATATTGTGGGTTAAAATACGGAATAATTTGCTCAACTAGTTGTAGTGCGTCATCCTGATTTTTTGCATATATGCTAAGTTGAAAGCTCATAATATATGGGCTGCCTGCATAAAATTTTTGTCTAGAAAGAATTGATCCTGTTACAGCTTTTGCATAGTTATTTACTTTAGGCAATTGCCTTGAAGGATCATAGGATACATTGGTAATTTCAAAAGACATTCTTGGTAACTTAATAGCTACTTTAGTGTCAGTTTCAAGATCGGCATTTTCTCTAATACGCTCAAGAAATTTGGCTTTAGGCCCATATGATAATGGAACCTTTTGAGTACTAATCACTCCACCGCCAGCATCTTTTCTTAGAACGTATAGATTGTTAAACATTGCTCCAAATGTTGCAACTGCTTTGCGCGTACGCTGATGATAAAAATATGTACCAAACATTAGCTAGGATCTCCAAACGGATTGCTTTCACTGAAGTCTAAGAATCCAGCTCCGACAGTATCGAACGTTGTATTTTGTTCATTTTCGGATAGCTTATTATCTTCGACAAAGGATGCAAGGGTTCCAACAGCATTAGTGTCATCTCCAGTTACTGTAAGACTTGTAACCGGCAAATGGAACTTACCATCGCTTCCACCGAAGTGAATAATTGATAGCGCATTAGTACTTGATACCCAACTCGAT